TTTATAAAATTGTTGTTTTTCAATATAATCTTTACTTCTAGGTGTTCCACTAAATATATTGTTAGCAATTAAATCTTTACCTAAAACAACACCACCTTTTTGATCTTGAAAGTAACCAACTCTACCACCATTATTATATGAAAGACCAGACGCGATCCCCGTTCCGCGACTATCGACACGTCCACCTCTAAACATTGGTCGTCTTAAAATTCTACTCATTATCCAAATATTCCCATTTTACCTAGAATACCACCTGCTCCTGCCGCGCCTCCTAAGAAGCTAGCCATTGGACTCGCCGGTGCGGCGCTTGGTTGATAACCTACTGTTGTTGATCCAAATGAACCTGGGTTAATAGATGCCAGCATATTTCCTATTAATCCTAATCTTGTGTATGGTTCGTACTGAGCTTCTCTGTTTGCAAGTAGACCAGCATCTAATTTAGCTTGTTCATAACCTTGTAGGTCTTGACCCATCTGATTCATATAAGTTCCAAGACCCTGTCTGTTCATAAGATCTTGGTTAGCGAATTGATTAGCTTGTGTGTATCCTTGATTTAATAATTGTGCTTGTAGTTGTGCTCTATTCATTGCACCTTGATTCATATATTGTGCTTGCATAACACCTTCTCTTCCACCACCATAAGCTCCAGCACTAATTGCTGAATCTCTTAAACCTGTTTGACCAATTGCTTGTTGTCTGTCAAATTCTGATAGCGTTGCATCCATTACCTCGGTTTGGTATGGAGACATAAAAGATTTATATGCATCTGGTCCAACTAAAGAACCTAGACCGCCAGCGGCTGTGTATGCATCTTTTTGTAAATCTGTTCTAGCGGCGACTTGAGGATCGTATTTTGTTGTGTCGATGGGTTTACCCATCATTCCTGGAAGTTTATCTACATAAGATTCTAATGCTTTAGATAATACCGGTGCGGGTAATACTCGTGTTTCTTCTATTGCCATTATGCTCTAGCCTCCAATTGATTCATTATATTATACATTCGTTGTGCTCCTTTATTAACACTTCCACCACCTGCTGCTTTAACAGCGTCCGCTGTCATTACGAATTCATTTTTAGAAAGTCTAGCTGGAACGTCGTCTGCTCTTTCTTTTTTACCAATAGGTACAAATCCACCACCTCTGTAATCCATTTCGTTCCCGCCTAGGTTTAACATACCACCATTTCTAAGTCCAATGATTCCACCTTGGGCTGCTTCTACTGGTGGCTCATAGTATTCACTTAAATCATTTAATTCTAAAGCTGTTTGAATCGTTTCTTCATCGTGACCTGCTTCTCTATAATATCTCATAGTTAAATCTGCTTGTTCTTGTTCATCGGCTATTGAACCTGCTTCCCATTCTGCTTCCTCTGCTGCCCTCTCTTTTTCAAATTTTCTCATCTCGGGTTTCGCATAAGCTTGAGCCACGTCTCCCATTCCGTGCGATAAAGGAACTGTTGCTGCTTTTAATGCTTCTTTGGCTCCCCCTAAACTAAATACATCTCCCATTATTGGAACTCCTTTTTCCATACCAACTTGTATTTGTTCTCCCGATCCTAATGCTCCTAATGTTTCTGCTCCACCTTGTAAATAATCTGATGCTGAAGCTAGTCCTTCTAAACCTAAGTCTTTTGTTTTAGTCCAAAAACTTCTGTCAGGTCCTCCTACTATTCTATCTCTTAAATTTCCTGCAGTACCTTTTCCCATTAACCCACCTTGAGTTCCTGCTAATAAAGCAGACAATTGGTTTAAATCATCAAACTCTGAGTCAGGATCTGCCATTGCTTGAGAAAGTAAATTGGCTGCATACATTTTACCAAAACCTCCTATTCCACCCATTCCTCTCATAATACCTGTCATTGGTAAGAAAGGAGTTACCATAGGCAACCAAGGTCTTATTTCCTTAGGTACAAATTTTTTGCTAAACTTTTGAAAAGGTTTCGCAACACTTTTTACTTCATTTGGTATTAATTTATCTAGCCAACCCATAGTTTCTCTTTATATTGTTAATGTTAAGGCAAGGACGCAACGCTTGTAAAAATGTGCGTATCTTACAATTTACTAGCTTTTTCATTAATCGTCAATGCTATTTACTAGCAGAACCCAAAGGAATTTCTGCGATTCTGAGCTCGACATCCCTTCTAATATGTTCTTTTTTAGTAGCAGTGCCAGCATCGTTTACATCGTCATCTGCCTCTTTGTCTGACTGGTATTCTTTACCAGTTTCAGTGTTAGTCAGAGTAACCCATACTTCAGGTTTGATGAAAGGTACCTCCTTACCATCTAACTTTTCATATTGTATACTTGCTTCTTGTTCTTTAAACGACATGTTATTTGTCCTCCCTATTAATTTCTAATAAACTGATTGTAACGTCAGGTCCAGTAATATCTGATAAAAATTTAAGTGTGTCTTGTTCTTCTAATATAAGTATATTTGTTACAAATTCCTCTTTACCTTTGGCGGCCAAAGTGGCTGAATTATCATAGATAAAATCTGTTCCACTTGCATAATCCCCAATGGTTATAGTAATATCCGCGGCCCCCGCTCCATTATTATATATATGAATTGATTTAATCAAGGTTCGTGAGTTAGCCGGAACGGTGTAAGCTGTATTAGTAGTCGCTGTAACTAAATCAGTATTTACTTTTCTATATACATTAGCCATTAAAAAATGTGAACCTTTCTTGATCTTCTTTTAATTGAGTTAAAAATGTAGAGTTTAATTGTTCTACAATTAAACTCATTGCTCTGTTTATTTGTCTTTGGTTATCCTCAGTGTATTCTTTTTTAGGTTCTGGTAATCTTACTACTATCTTTGTCATTATCTTCTACCGTCCGGTTGAATGTCTACTTGGAAAGTTCCGAATCTCCAGTTCTCCCCAGCATTTGTATTTTCTAATTTTAAATTTGCGTATCTTCCTCTAGCTCTGGTATCAATATGAGTAGTGGTTGGAAAAATCGTAAAAGGACTATAAGCAGAGTCTACTTCATCGGTTGCTGGATAATTAGTAACCCCAACAGTCACATCATTACTACCAGTTAAAACTTTAAAGTTAGGAAGAAATCTTCTCATCGCTAGAAATACCTCACTTTGTTGTGCTTGTAAAGAAAAGCTAAAAGACTTGATGTATGAAGTTAATTTAGTAGTGGATCCATCTGGATTTAATTGATCGGTCCCCGTTTCGTGTTCAAAATATACAGTTTGACCCAATCCCGATTCGCCGATAACTGTAGGAAAAGTTCCAGAAGAGCTACTATTAAATCTAGTTGCGTAGGGTCGCGGATAAATTAAAGTATCCATCCAACTTGTTCTATTAAAATTCTCATTTACATTTGTATACCATGTACCTAATGGTGCTGGTTTTGCTTCACCATAATTATAAGCTACTGATCTATTATTAAAATCAGATCCAGAACTTGGATACCACCAAATAACTTCCGTAAATAAATTATTTAAACCCGCACAAATTTGTTGACCTTTAGTTGTATCGACATCATCAAAAACATAATCTTCAACACTACAAGGTAGTGAGTTTACAGTACCATCAAATGCAAAGAAACCATTGTTAGACATCCAATAAGCGACACCATCAATTTCAATACAAGCATTCTTACCTATTAAACCACAGTTAGTACCAACCTGTTCAAAGCCAAATGTAAAAGGTGCACCAACAAATTTCATTGTGTATAAAGCATTATCAGTCCAAACCAGAATATTTTCTTTGGCAATTAATGCTCCGACAATTTTAGTTCCGTCTTGTAATCTTTGTGTACCGGCTGAGTTAGTAGCAAGTGGTGTGTATTGATTTAATTGTTCTGCGTTAGAAAACCTAATAAACATATCATCTTGTGTAGTTACATCACCAATAGTTGTTTCTGTTCCAAGATGTATTAAGTGTCTAGTTGTTGGAGATACTAGACTCATTCTAGATGATGTAGGGTTTCCTGCAGCTTCGTTAGCTTGTGCGCCTAAAGTATTTCCTGAAGTATAGGTTCCTATTGCGGTCCAATAAAATGAATTTTGAAGAGTACTCGATCCGGCCGATAAAGTTGTTCTTGATGCTCTTACACTTAATCTTGCTGAAGCAGAAGAATCCCATGTATAAGTTTTTCCGTTTGCAATTGTTGCCACCAATACATCACCCCAATTACTTAAAGACCAAAGTCCAGGTTCAAGAGTAACAGTTGATGCTTGAACAGCTGATCCCCATCCTGCATAATTTGTAGCGTTGGTAACAGTTGTAAGACTTGAGTGAGCTTGTCCATTAGAAGTTCCAGGAGTAGCCGTTCCTTTAGCTCCTCTAACACATCCGGTTAAATTACTACCGGCAATTGCTGTGTATGTAATTAATTCGTTTTCAACAGCAATCGTCCCACCCCCAGTTGGAAAACCGGTCGCGGAAGTTAAAGTAATTGAAGTTCCCACTCCACCTGTTCCAGCTGTGTCGGCTAGCAGAGCACCATTTAAAGTTGTTTGTAGTGCACCTGAAACGTTTCCA